AAGATTGTAAAGATAATTCATATAAGAAAAATATATATATTTTTTTTATATATGATACGATAAAAATATATTTAAAAAAATGATCTATAATTATCTACATCAAAAACTATTCAAACATTAAATGACTCTGCATAAACCATACAATAATCTTTATGTCAAGAAAGCGACTGGTAAAGTGCAAGAATGGGAAATTTATGTGGAAGAAGAGAGTGATAATACTGTCTATTTAACAATGAAATATGGCGAAATGAATGGTAAAAAGATTACTCGAAGTAAACAGATTAAAACTACCAAAGCCGGACGTTCCTTTGTAGAAGAGGCTTTAAAACAGGCTGAAACAAAGTATAATGAGAAAGTCAATAAAGAAGGATATTCTGATGATCCTAATGCTGATCCAATGTTGGTAATCAGACCAATGTTAGCCAATAAATTTAATATGAATAAACCGAATATGAATTTTCCATGTATTGGGGAACCAAAATGTGATGGAAATCGTGGTATTATTTATCAAAAAAATGGCGATATTGTGATAGAATCACGTAATGGCACATATATTCACTATTTTGACCATATTCGTGAAGAAGTGGCAGATTTATTGAAAAATCTTAGTCTAAATACTATAGAAACATTTTATCTGGATGGTGAGTTATTTACGCACGATTTGACATTTAATGTGATCAATGGACTCTGTAATAAGAAGCCATCTAAAGCAAAATTAACGGCTAAAAAAGCAGTAAAATATGAACAAGATGCATTACATATGGCAAAAATTAAATATTATGTTTTTGACTGCTTTAATATTAAAGATTTAAATATGTCCTTACTTAACAGAAAAAAATTATTAAAATCATTATTCAAAAATAAAAATTTTAAACATCTCGTTCTAATTGAAGGAGAAGTTTTGAACAATGTAAAAGATGTGAAATTGAAACACGATGAATATGTTAAGAATGGTGGATATGAAGGTATTATTCTAAGAGATCTTCAATCATCATATGAATTGAAAAAACGTAGTAAATATCTTCAAAAATATAAAGAGTTTCAAGATGAGGAGTTTATTATTATTGATTATGAAGAAGATGTTGATGGCGGTGTAGTCTGGGTATGTGAAACTAATATTACACCTAAAACAAAATTTAATGTACGTCCACGGGGTGATATGGAGTATCGTCGCGAAATGTTTACTAATGCGAAGAAATATATGGGTGCTAAATTAATTGTAGTATATCAAGAATACACCGATGATGAGAATGGTGTACCAAGATTTCCGGTAGGTAAAGATTTTAGAAATTTACAAGATTTGAATTAAAAATTGAATATATTTTCACTAAAATATTTTTTTATAATGAAATGAATTATCATCAAATATTATTGATATTTATCAATTTAAGTCAACAACTTATACTACACAATTATAGTTATTCGATTAGTAATATATTACTAATGCAAATATTGTCCATATTTATAGCATTATTCTACATTATCTATAAAATCTCAAAAATATATATGCCTATTGATATAGAAGTTATGGATGATATTTTGAAAGATGTCTATCAATATATAACAATAACTTTTGTGATTTTGTCAAATATTGTTATATATTATTCATGAATAAAATTAATGAATACGACGAGATTGTCTGGGTCTACCAGATGATCTTGCATACACATATAAAGGTTCATCTGATTTATTATAATTCTTATATAATACACTCTTTCTGCACTTTCTACAAACATTCGCATTTCTATCATCCACATCTGTATATGCATAATTTACGCAATCGAAATCAAGACCACAAGAGTCACATACAGGTATAGCGGGGAATTTACCGATGATACCGAAATTGCCAAAATTTTTTGAAACGCGACGATTATTAGGAGCAATTTCTCCACTTAAGGCAGTGCATTGAGTATTGTCTAAATTTTGACTAGCTTTAGAGAATGGAGTCCAAAGTGTGGAATAGTGTTCTTTATTATTGCAAGATCCAAAGAAAATAACGATAATAAGTAGTAAGATAATAAGGTGTTCAATTTTAAACATTATATAATATAAATGTATATAATTTTTTTATTATTATAATAATATATGTATGTACCCGGAATTCCTAAAAATTATGATGAAATAAAAATAAGTGAATGTAATAATCCAATTGAAGCTTTTGAAATTTTAAAAAATAATTTTTCATATACCAATATTAACTATTTTTCCAATTTATTGGAAAATATTAAAAATGGACAAGTAAACGATGATATAATAAGAGAATATGTAATATTTTCGAAAATGAATCGTTTAACTTTTTCAATTAATAGACCATTAGATGAAAATATTTTTGATAATTTGTGGGCAAAAAAAATCATAGATATAAATTTTAATGGATTTTCTAATATTATTATGCAATATCTTTGTGTAAAACATAAAATTATATCTAAAAAAATACTTGAAGAATATTATTCTATTTTGAAAGAAAATAAGTATCAAAAATATAAATTATATGTATATTTACATAAAACACAAAATATTAATTTAAATTACACTACTAACGATTTTTTCTCAACATATATTTTAACATCATGTATGTTTCATGATAAAAGTTTAAAAATTTATGAATTATTTATGTTTAATCCTTTATTAAGTAAATCAAAAATGTGTTATATACATTTAAATACTTTTTTGAAATATATGATAGATAATTTTAATATTATGAATATGAAAAGATATATAATTTTCTCGGGTGGTATACTTTCATTAACAGGATTAAGATATTGTGGAGATATAGATATTATATTTTCATTATCAAATAAAGAAAAAAATATTCAACATAAAATAGAGAATATACAAAATAAAAATTCAGAAATAGGTATTGCTAACATTACTAAACCTTTAAATTATTTTAAACTTGAAAAGGATGGTTTTCAAAGTTATGAAAGATGGGCTAAAATGTCTGGTGCAGAAGGAATAGATGATATGATATTAAATTCAAAATATCATTGGTATTTTATGGGTGTTAAATTGACAAATTTAGAATTTGAAGTTAGAAAAAAGATAGAAAGACCATTTCCAAAAAGTATTTTGGATTTAATATTATTTAAATTGTATTTTAAATATAATTTTGAACTACCAGAAATTGATATTTCTTTTTTTAAAAGAATTAATGAAGGTAATTTTAAAAGATACGGGAAAAAACAGTTAAAATATTTAAAAAATAATCGTATAAATTATTGTATCTATTTTAATGTATTTAAAAACTATATGAATAGAATTTTAACAAAAAGGACATTAAAAGATAAACACATTATCATAAATATACTTAAAAGTTATTATAAAGAGATTGAACAGTGTAAATAAAGTTCATATTCCTTCTTGCGAATATTCCCTTATGATCTTTCCTCTTATCATAATCGCACACATTAGAATTGTACATATTTCTATCCTTCATTGCTAACACATTCCAATTTGGATAATATATCTTTATCTACAACTTCTATATCTAAACACATCTGTTTTTAGATATATTTAATATAATAGACTTCTATATACACTGTCTTTACAGTCTCAATAAGAAAAAATTGAATATATTTTTTCACACCAAATAGATATAAATTAAACTAAAGATGGTGTATGAAAAATTGCTTGAACTGAAAGAGTTCTCTGATCTAACTATTATAGAAAAATCACTTGGTGAATCTAAAGAGCACCGCGTACATAAATTAGTTGTATGCTCAGTTTCACCCTATTTTACACCCTTGGAAATTTAAAATGGAACAAAATTAATTTATTTTAATATTTTATAATGAAGCATAAATCTGTTGATTATAAAATTTCTGCTGTTAAATATTATATTAATTATAATGTTAGTATGGATGATGTTTGTGAAATTATGTTGAAAAAATAACATGGATGATATTATGGCATTATATTCAATCTGTGATTATTTACAGTTAGATGGTCATACATATATTATTCAAAAGCTTATACAAAAATTAATTAGTATCAATGATTTTGTACAATGGTGGAAAAATTGTATTGCACATAATAAAATTATTCATCCTTGTATAGAAAATATTTTTAAAAATTATCTTCAAGAAAAATTAGCATATGTTGAAAATTTTACACCCTTGGAAATTTAAAATGGAACAAAAATATAAAATTTTTAATACATAACTTATATAAAGAAATAATTTATATTATAATGTGTAGAGAATTAGAAGGTTTCTTCTACTTGACTTGGTATATTAATAGCTATGAAAGTAATCCAGTCATACTTAATGATTGCTATTTAAATCCTTCTACTCTCTTGTTTTTATTCTGTATGGGGCTCTATAAATATAAAATTTAGTTGGGTGTTGTACATTTAAGGAATAAAAATAATTAGCAATAGAGCTGTAGAACAGCAATCATCGGTGTTAGACGACAGAGGAGTTGCTACCTCCATTTTCTATATTAGAAAATGCCGAATAACCAAAATTTACACGGCTTGAAACAGTCAAACCTTAGAAATAATAAATGGTTTTTGTTCCATTTTAAATTTCCAAGGGTGTAAAGAAGAAACATATATTTCTATAAATACACTATTACCTTTACTAAAAGTAACTGATCCAATTAGTAAATCATTATACAACTTTATATATAGTTGTCAAAATATAGAAAATAGTGTTTCATTGACAGAAATTCCTTTCAAAGCTAAAAGTACAAAAAATATTGTTATCGATGCATCGACTTCAGCACTTAAAAAGTATGGTTTTCATTGTGGAGAAAGAGTAAATACAATAAGAGGACACGCAACTGTTATTGGTGTTTCAAATGATGTATTATGGTTTTATGTAGATGATGACAAGGGTATTACATATTGGAAAAATATTAAGGATAAGACTGATTTAGCGCGATTAAATATAACTAGTCTTGAAAATAAGGAAGATATTGCTACAAATACAGATGATTAATTTAAAAATTTATAATCCTGCAGGTAAATATACTATACTTCCTTTATGATCTTCTCTTTTATTGTAATCACAAACATCAAAATTGTACATATTTCTATCCTTCATTGCTAACACATTCCAATCTGGATAATATATATCTTTCTCTACAACTTCCATATCTAAACACATATGTTTTTTAGGCATATGTAAATATTTATCCGCTGCATATTCACCCTCTACTGGATATTGATCCTTAATCATTTCCCATTCTTGTGTCTCAACATTATCTTTAATCTTTCTATGACTTTTCCAAATACCGTCATATAAGAGTTCTTGTTTTGGGAATACAAATTTACCTTCTGTTGGTGCAATTTCTTTCTCACTAACTGCTCTATTAAACTTACCACATATTTCAAATCTATTTTTTGGATCATCTGGAATATTGGGTGCTAATAATGCACAAGTATCGGATTCAGATTGGTTACAATATTCTTCAGTTGATTCAGAAATATTGTTATAACCTTCATAAGAAGTATATAAAAATAGTAAAACAATTATTAAAGCTAAGATGATGTATTCTTCCATATATAATTAAACAATATTTTATATTTCTTCTAAAAATTTCTTCTAAAAATATAATATAATATATTCATATATGAGTTATGATTATATTATTGTCGGTGGTGGACCAACAGGTCTTGCACTTACTTGGTACTTATCTAAATTGAATAAAAAAATTTTAATAATTGAAAGAGAAGATTCATTGGGTGGTTGTCATCGTGTTAGACGTGTCAATGGATTATTTACGGAACATGGTCCAAGAATTTATTTAGATAATTATTTAAATTTCGAGACTATATTGAATGAAATGGGTAAATCATTTGATGATATTTTTACAAGATATTATTTTTCATTAATAACCATTGGAGGAAGTAGTATTAAAAACTTTCGTATTAGAGAACTAACTACACTAGGATTTTCATATTTATATTTTATGATTAATCCGAATGATAGTAAAAATATAACTATGTTAGAATACACTAATCAAAATAATTTTACATCTGAAGCAAAGGATTATATAGATAGATTATGTAGATTAACAGATGGGGCTGGTATTGAAAGATACACATTATATGAATTTTTTGAAATATTAAATCAAAATAGTTTATATGATATTTATCAACCTAAATTGCCTAATGATATTGGTTTATTTAAATATTGGGAAGACGCATTATTAAAAACTGGGAAAGTAGATATAATGTTAAATACTTCGGTGATTAAAATAAACGAGAATAATGATAAAATAACTAATCTTATTGTTTCTCAAAATGGTCAAAATGAAAAAATAACTGCTAACAATTATATACTTACTATTCCACCAAAACCTCTATTGAATTTATTAGATCAATCAAATATGACAAATATTTTTACTAATGAAAATAAAATGATAAAGTGGGAAGAAAATTCACGCTATTTAGTTTATATTCCAATAGTTTTCCATTGGGATAAAAAAATAGATTTACCTAAAATATGGGGATTCCCTGCAACCGATTGGGGAATTGCTTTTATTGTTTTATCAGATTATATGAATTTTCAGAACTCATCGTCCAAAACAGTAATTACAACAGCAATTACAATTACAAATAGAGTATCAAAATACACCAAAAAGACAGCTAATCAATCCACAATTGAAGAATTGAAAGAAGAAACATTTAGACAATTGCGGGAATCTTTTCCAAATATAGATGAACCGACCGCAACAATACTATCGCCTGGATTGTATCGTAATACTAAAAATAATAAATGGGAAACAAATGATACTGCTTTTATGTTTACAAAGAGTGGATATTTAGATAAAATGCAGTATAAGAATTTATATAATATTGGACCACATAGTGGGAATAGTTTTTATAGTTTTACAGCCATGGAATCAGCTGTTACTAATGCACTTTACTTAGCACTAAAAATAGAGCCAGAATTGAATCAATATTATACTATTAGAGAAACATTTACTTTGAATAAATTAATATTTTTGATAATATATGTTATAATTGTAATAATTTTATTATATTATTTTATATGAAGCGAATTATTTTTGTAAGAATTAATAATTATAATAATAAATATTATCAAAAATTGAAGGAAGAGAGACAAAAATCTAAAATTATTGCTGAATTAAAAAATAGAAATATAGAATTTATTATCAAAAAAAATAAAAATTATAAAAATTTTGAACTCTTTGTAATAGGCTATGATAATTATATAAAACAACAACAAAAAAGATTCAATAATTTTAATAATATTTTCAAAATTATTGATAAAATGCCCATCAGAAAAAAAGAAACTAAGAATACCAAGAATACCAAGAATACTAAATTTAACAGTTCCAAATTTTCTTTATATAGTAATAATAATCCAACAACTACCATCAAAGGAACTGGTTTTGCAAATAAAATAAAAGCAGAAAATACTATAAAATTAATCAAAAATTTAGATCCATTAAGGCAAAAAAGAATTATAAATACAATGTATTACCGCGCTATGTATCATCCATATCAAACTAAAGATATGAAAGATGCTATGAAAGTATTCAAAAAATGGTTAATTAAATTTTCTTAACCTTAATTTTCACAATTTTATTACTACTACCATCTTTAGTATAAGGTTCATTATTTACAACATTACGTGTCTTCTCTTCTGCAGTCAATACCACTTTTGCTGTTTCACTCAGAACATGTTGATCATCAATATAGGGTAGAATAGGTTCTGAATAGATATGTTTACCACCTAAAAATACATCCAATTCAAAATCAGTTGGATAATATTGTAGTAACTCATTCTTCATCAACTTATCATATCCCTTTGGTAATAAATGTCCCATTTGTGGTGGTAAAATCATCATCAATTGATCAAATGGTTTGTATGGTTCACCCATCTCAAATTTAATATCATTAATATTTTTAATAAATTTAGTTAAATTAACACACACATCAGATGCAGTTGGTGGCGCTCTAAACCGATAATACCAATCCCAAGAAGGAATTCCTTCAAAGTAATATTTCAATGTGAAAACCAGACTTTCTAAATAGTTCATACAGATATTGGATCTGTAAATATTGTATTCGGGTAGAACATCTGGTTTAATTCCAAAGAAATGTTTGTAATAGACCGGTTTCCATATATGTTTAGGTTTCATAAAATCAAATTCTTCAAAGATTGATTTATATTTATCATGTTGAGGATGCAATTTGCTATAATATTCGCAATGTTCATATCTATTTTTATCCACTTCATATGGACTTTTATCAGCCTCATTATCCAATTTTTCTTCATCACCTTGACCTTCATTTTTAACACGATTAATTCTCATTTGAAGACCTCTCATATAGTAATCTTCAGATTTAGATAATTTTTCAAAAATGTGTAAGAAAAACATATTATTGATAGAGTATTTACCATTATTAATAATAACTAAATAATCTTTCTCATTTGGTAGTAATTGACGATAAATATTTAAAAGTATATTCAATCCACCGGAATTTGATAATTTCTTTTGTTGTTTTCTAACTAATAAATAAGGGATTGCCATTACAAAATCATTACCACCTAAAAATGTTAAAAAAACATAATCCGTAATAATTCTAATGTCATCCTTCTTATTACCTTCTATTCCCAAATTTTCTATAAATACATCTTTATATTCATCTATGGAGAGAAAAATATATTCATAACCATCTCTCAAATAATCTTTAACCGCATCTGGTGATGAATCCCCAGGTTTTAATTGTTGCATTACCCAGATATTATTCTTTCTTGTAGCCATGCTCAAAACAATTACATCAGCATCTGGGCTATAAATACATATGCTATCATTTTTACCTTTTAATTCACGAATAATATGTAAAAATTTATGTTCTCCTTCACCAGGTACACTACTATCACTTAATATCATAATAAGATCTTTTTGATGTTTAGAAAAATCACCCGCGTCAATCTTCTTTCTCAATGCTGTCGTTAATTTCTTCATAAATTTAGTCCCAGGTGCAATATTAGATGATTGAGACCAAGTAATAGGGGATGGTTCAACATTGTGTTTTTGTTTCAATTCTTTGTAATATTCTTCATCTTTTACACCTTTAAAACGTCTCCAACGTTGTTGTACCATTTTAGCACGTGGTGCTGAACCATCAATTGCAAGATAAAGGATTTTTTGTGGTTCAATTAATTTGACCATATCCAATACTTTTTGAACTACTTTATTAATTAATAAAGTTTCAAATTTAGTATTAGTCATTTTATTTAATCCTTCTGCCATTAATTTATGAACAACATCGTATATAATACTGTTAAAATCTATAAAAAAATAATCTATATTTTTATCAAGTTTAGCTGTATGTGTTTTAGGGTAATTGGTGACAATCAGTCTAAAAAATGCCGGAATACCCATATATATATATACTACATAGGTAATATATTATAATCCTTTATATATTCAATTTTTATGAAAGCTTTTTTTTCAAACTTTTTTTCTAAAAAAGTGTTATATGCATAACGTTTCATTTTCTAATAATAATAAAATAATTAATACAATTAATTATGATAGATCAATGTTATTTGATTATTTAAAAAATGATATACATAGACAAAATAATAATGCATATATTGCTATTATAGATGCAATTAATAGATCATCGCCTCATAAAATATTAGATATAGATAATGATGAAGATCCTCTTAAAATTTTTTCATTCAATAAAGATTGGTATAATGATAAAACTCCATTTACGTTATATAAATTATTCTTATTAAATAAAAGTATGTTTAAAAATTTTGTAAATGAATATAATACAATGGTAATAAAAAATATTGATAAAAATAAATCAAGTTCTTTAGAATATATTTCACATAAATATAATATTAGAGTTAAAATTAATGCAATCTCAAGATCTATATATTGATTATTATATTGATTATTATATTGATTATTATATTGATTATTATATTGATTATTATATTGATTATTATATTGATTATTATATCTATTTGTATCTCAAAAAATAATTATTTATTTATAAGACTTAAAGAAATATTACACATTAACAACTATAATGTACCTCAATTCAGATTTTTATAACTTAGATGTTGTTTGTATCAATACAACCAAAAGGAAAGATCGTAAGAAAAGAATGTTACAGCATTTTAAGAATAAGAAAATACCTGTTCGTTTCCACACTTCCAGACTACACAAAGATCCAAAAAGAGGATGTTTAGAGGCACATATCAATGTGGTAGAAGATGCTATTAAAGGTGGTAAAAAAAAACTATTTGTTTTTGAAGATGATGCAAAAATTATTAGATCACTGACACCATTTCCTACACCACCATCTGACTGGTGTATGTTATATTTCGGTGGAACTGTGCATGATAATATGGGTGATTATGATGAAAATTGGACTCGTATAGCTACATGGACATGTCATGCTTACATTATTAATTTAGAGAATAAGGAGTTTGTAGCAGATTTTTTAAGAGCACGTGAACAAGATAAGGAGATTGATGAATATTTGATTAAGAATATTCATTATAAGTATAAATGTTATATGACTAATCCGATGCGTATTATCCAACGTGATGATTATAGTGATATAGAAAAACAAAAGATTACATATGATTTTATGGAAGGTACTTTAAAGGGTTTTAAACAACCTGATTTTGAGATAACACCTGGTGGAAATAAGGCAATTAAAATAGATTTTGTACCACCGGAACTGTTGCCATCAGTTTCTATTATTACACCAACATATAATAGAAGAAAGCTATTTGCAATGGCTATCAGAAATTTCCAATCATTTGAATATCCTGCTGATAAATTAGAATGGATTATTATTGATGATACACCGGATCCTGACTATTCTGTGGAGGATATGTTGCCTAAAGATTATAGGATTAAGTATGTACCTGTAAAAACTAAGGATAAAATGTCGGTTGCACATAAGCGAAATATTGCTGTTAAAGAGGCAAAATACGATTATATTGTACATATGGATGACGATGATTATTATCCGCCTGGCAGTGTAATGTTTAGAGTGAAAGCATTGATGCAGTATGCGGATAAGGGTGTTGGTTGTGTAGGATGTAGTAGAGTAGGAATTTATGATATTGTAGAAAATAAGAGTAGTATAGCAACAGATGGTATGATATCATTATCGGAAGCTTCTATGGCATATACTAAAGATTTCTGGAGAAAACAACAATTCAATGAGTTAGAAGATTTTGGTGAATATAAGTCATTTATACAGGGTCGTTTTGGTGAAATTTTGGATATGCCTTATTCGTATATTATTATAGCTATGTCTCATAAGAGTAATTTTACAGGGACAACGAAGCGCATTGATAAGAATGTTTTGATTAATAAGGAGACAGGTAAAGAGATGAATTTTTATGATACATTTGAGGATGAGACAAAAGTTTTCATAGATTATTTGAAAAAGGTTTTATAAAAAATTTGATAATTATTTTACATAAGAATATTGTATTTTTATAAAATATGTGGGACAATATCAGAAAAGACAATGTTCAAGCTGATTTTTTTGTTAAAAAAACAAATAATGCTTTTTTTTCATTAATTTTAGATGGTGATAAATCTAACGATAAATTATCGTCAACCTATATGCTCATAAATTTATTAAAAAAATTATTTTTTAATAACAATAAATATAAAAATAGCATAAATATGTTTATAGAGCATGATGAAATTTATTTTTTATCTTTAAAAAAAATAAATTCTATACCAATAATTTTAAGATCAGGACCATTAAATATGGCTATTCAAGGAATGAATGATAAAAGTCTATTATTAGTATTATGTAAATTTCCTATACCAAATCATAAATTATATAATGAAAATTATTATGATATTCCGGGGGGTAAATCAAAACAAATTAATTTATTACAATCTAATCAAAGAATGGAAACACCAATAGAGACATTATTAAGAGAAATTGGTGAAGAAATGCATCCTATTCTTTCATTATGTCTTAATGAAATATATGATGAAGGTTCATTATTTTGTAATGAGTTTGTATGTGGTAGTAAAAAATATAGATCATCATTTAGTGTTTTTAATACAGAAGAAAATAAAATTTTTGAAGCATTACAAAGAAAAATTTCAAAAATAGATCTTTAATTTATTTATTTTATAAAAAATAATTATAAAAAATAATTATAAAAATAATCTTTTTATAATATATAAAACAATAATGAAAATTCTCGGAATGGATCAAACTGCATTCAATACTCTTGTCTTACTTTTACTTTTAATTATCCTTGGCGTTGTTTCATTTAGCAGCTACTACTACGTTAAGGGTGGAAACGGTCTCTCTATGGGTGCCGGTGCCAGTCTTGGTATTCTCAATAAAAGAGAATAAAAATTGAATTATTAATATTATTATTATATTCAAAAAAAATATAATAATGAATTCTCATACATTAGGGTTTGGAACATATAAATTATCTAAAGACACTGCATATAAAATGGTATCTTCTGCTTTAATTCAAGGATATCGTTTAATTGATACAGCGCAATTATATTGTAATGAAAAAATGGTTGCGAAGGCTATTAATGATAGTGAAGTACCAAGAAAAGATATTTTTCTATGTACTAAAATCTCCACAAAATATCACGGAAATATAGAAAAATCTATTAGACAGCGGCTTAGAATTTTTGATTATATTGATCTGTTATTACTCCACTGGCCTTCTACGGATCATGTACAAGGATGGGAAATTCTTTGTCGTATCCAGAAAGAGAATCCTGATAAGATTAAAAATATCGGAATATGTAATATTTCGCGTGAATTAATAGAAGATATTATTAAAGAAAATAAGAAACCAGATGCTATTCAAATTGAATTAAATCCATTTTGTTATGAAAAAGATTTAATACAATACTGTCAAGAAAAGGATATTAAAGTCATAGCACACAGTTGTCTATCTTTTGGTAACGCATTAGAGTATCCAGAAGTGACTGAATTAGCGGATAAATATGATTTAACCCCTGCTAAGATTTTACTAAGATGGGCAAAAGAGCATACAGATATAATTTTAACCAGTTGTGATAATGAGGAATACTTAGTAGAGAATATGAAGTTAGATATTCCTTATATAAATGTGGAAACTGATAGGAAAGAACGATTGTATTACTTTAGGTGATTTTTATTTATAAAAAGTGAAGGAAAAATTATAACAATAAATATTATTTATATAAAATGCAGTCAACTCGTATTTTTATCTTTCTTAAGGAAAAGAACCATACAAGAAAGTCTAATTCTTCTTCCACTAATAAACCCCATCCAAAATGGACTGATTTCCATAAGCATAAAGTCTCTAAAAAAAATTACAAAAAAAGGAAAAAAAAAAGAGAAAATCCTCGAATACAACTACGCAATAATTTTGTCCGCAACGGGCACACAAAATGCATACTCTGTAAAAATGAATGCCACTGCATTCAGTGCAAAAAAAGTGGAAACACATTCCATTTAGGACATATTATACCAGCATCTAAAAATGGTCCTACATGTTTTGGTAATATTGTTCCAACGTGTAAAAGATGTGAAGACAAAATTGGAAATAAAAATCTGATTGAGTTTTGTAAATCTATTGATAAGTATTGGTTCAATGTACATAAAAAATTTCTTAGACAAAAATCTTAAGAAGTAGGTGTATTTATAAAAAAAATGACGGCTAAATTTTGAATCTTATATTGTACATTTTGTAAACATAATAAACTCATCCAGGTCTCGTTAATCCGTCAGATCATAAACTCGGATAGCTGAAGAAAAGAGTAAATCATTCACAATTACGGATGAGAGCAAAATTATGCTAACTAATTGTGAATGGAAATTGAAAAACCAGCGCACGTGCATGTTGCTTTTGATTTTTCAAAAGTAATATGTTTATAATAAAAATAAATTAATTTATTCATCTTCTTCTCCTTCTTCTCCTTCTTCTCCTTCAAGTCTTTCAACAAAATTTTCTTGTTTACCTGCAACAACTTTGCTTAACATAAGAGTAGTAATTAAAGCTGTTCCAAAGAACAGAACTGCAAGCCCGAGAATAACAGGTAAGAAAAGAACAACCCAAGCTGCTGTATTATGGCAATTAGAACATAACCAATAGAATAGCATAGTCCACAATACTGCCCAGAAGAGGTGGAATATGAAGTGAGCAAATCTAATAGCATTTGCGTCATCTCTGTTTAAGTGAGACAAATCTTCTAATAATTTAAGTGCTAATGAGATAGCTGCGAGAACAAGGTAAATAATAGCTGGCCAGCACCAACCTTTGCAATGTGAAGCCATTTTTTATAATATATGTAAATATTTTTTTCTAAATAATAAGAGATTATTTCATATTATATTTCTTATCTATATTATTCATTTTATTTTTACAATTTTCTAATAAATATTCTTTAAATGAATTACTTGATTTATTATTGCCTTTATAATTCTTTAAAACTATTTTACTAAATTTTCTTGGTTCTTCTATATACATATTTATTAATTCTGGATTAATATATTTCTTTTTAGATATTGCAACGGTATGATGTAATTTTTCGGCTATATCTTTAATACTTTCACGAACAACCCTTTTTCTATCTGTAATTTTGTCAGAAATTGGTCCAGAATTAACCATTTCTTCAATAAAGTAGATATTTGCATACCATGTTCTAAAATCTTTAGTGGTAAAATTACCGTAAGTTTTTAAGAAATTATTAACATCACAAGAATTAATAGGTACACGTTTTCTTTTTTCAATATAGTAAAATATTTGTTCATTTCTATTTTTTGCTTTATCCTTTAAATCACACAAAATTTCTATTAACTTGGGATCTTTTAAAATACACTTATTTTGTACACCTTTTTTACCTCTAAAATCTATTGTAAAACTTCTCATATTTTTGGATGGTGTAAAATGTGTTTTGTTCAATGTAGAAACACCATAAGATTCATATACATCTTTACCAATTGGATTACCTATTCTAAAATGACAAATAGTAATAATTTTAATAATAATCGCAATTATTTTTTCTTTTGGATAACCTTTTAATTCCAATAATTTATCAATATCATTTTTAATTTGAGGTAATTTGTTACCAAATTCTATCATATTGCAAAACTTTTTAATACTCCTCATTTCTACCCATCGTGGATTATAAATATATTGTTTTTTTCCTTTTACATCATATCCTGTTACTAATAATTTAGCATTTTTATTAAGATCTATTTTAACATTTTCATATGCTGGTGGTATTTTAAGAGATTTAATGTATTCAATAGTATTCGAATTTGTAATTTTATTACCTTTATCATTTCTATACTCATAAATTTTTTCATATTGCGATATAGTTTCTATAACTTCACGATGTACATACATATATAATTTACATATTTTTTATTTTTGATTAAATTTTTTTAGAAATAAATTTATATGAAATTGCTAAATGTTTATTTTATATAAATTTTATCTTATATAGTATATAATGTACGGATCACCATATGATATTTCAGATAAACATAATAATCATCCATTTGAAGAATATAATTCTTTAGATAAACAATTTTTTAATAATATTCCAAATAATGTACCGGAAGAAAAAATGAAACGAGACCAAATTCAATTTCCAAATGCTTTACCAACTAATTCACATTATCCTATACATCAACAAGATTATAATTTTACAGATAGACAATTCAGGAATGATAGAAAAAACAATGATCAATTACCAACACAAAATGAATATTTACATAAATATCAAATAAATCAAATTCAACAAATACATTCTAAATCACAAGAATTAGAACAATCCAGAATTGATAGAATTATGGATAAGAAAGCACCTACTGATGGAAATCAAATGCAAAGAAATTTTGATGATGCTATGTTATTTGGTAGACAAACCCCAACAGTGATACCACATCAATTTATACCAACTCCACAAGATACTCGTAAAACTAAAGAACTTTTAGATGATAAACGTGAACCAATGGCAAAAGTCTTAGGCGCACCTCCAAAATATACACAATCAAGATATTTATAAATAAAAATAAAATAGAAAGTTTATATTGTGTATTATTATAGTTATTATAAATGCGTATAACAGATGTATATACAGATGGTAGTGTAATTAATAATCAAAGACGTGAATCTAAAAGAACATATGGTGGAATAGGTGTATATTTTGGTTATAATGATAAGAGAAATATAAGTCAACCTTTTTTTGAATTTCCGATAACAAATAATAGAACAGAGATAAAAGCAGTTATTAAAGCTCTTGAGAGTTTTATGCAAGATAAAATAGAAAGAAAAGATCAAAATAAAGAGAAAATAATTATACATACTGATTCTCAATATGTGATTAAATCTATAACTATCTTGATAATTAAATGGAAAAAAAATAAATGGAAAACAGCAAATGGAAAAGATGTTCTAAATAAAGATCTTTTATTTTGTTTAGATCATTTAATAAATTTATATAAGGATTTTCTTATTATAGATTTCAA